TGGTATGGAGATTCTGGCGGAGTAGAAGTTTCTTATAATCTGGATGGTAGCAATACTTATATTCCTTTAACTAATCATTCTTCTATTCCAGGATTTACTGGAGGAATGCTTTATTACAAGGTTACTCTAACAAGAGACTCAGCTAGCTTGGCAAGTCCTGTGTTTACTGGCCTAGATTTTATATCTTATGACAGTAAAGAATTTAGATCAGATAATACCCTGTATGCCTTAGATACAGATTTTACTTACCATGTGGGTAAATACTCAAACTCTATCTTATCTCAGTCTTTAGAAAACGGAATTAAGACTTTGGCTGGCGGAGTCAAGGTACTAGGCACAACCGCTAGATCAATAGAGTTTATGTTTATGCCAACTGCACTAGGACAAACGTGCCTTATAGATTGTGGAAGTTCAAGGTATTCTTGGTCTGGAGCAGGGAATATAACTAAAACAGATATATCTTCTATTTATATAAATGGAGTTAATTTATATAGCCAGACATCAGTATCAAATGTATTTACTATTGGGGTATGGCATCATGTTGTCATAGCACTATCTCAAGATCAGACAGACACCCTATATTTAAATCAATCAAAGACGGGAACATTAATAGGTTCAGATAATAGCTTCGCACACTTAGGAATATATAATTATGATATGTCTGCAAAGGCTATTTCACATTATAAATACCTTACATCTAGAGTATCAGAGGCAACATCTTCTGATTCCATATCTATAGGCTCAGACTCATATTCTGGCTATAATCTGGACAAAGTAGTTCTTTCAACACAATAATTAGGCCATACCAAATACAGTTATGGACTTATATGATAGAAAATGGTAGAATATATATATGCTAAATAAATTAGGTAAAGCCAAGGTAGTTGCAGACAAGACTAAGTATGGAGTCTATGTTTGGGAAATGCCAGATGGCAAATGGGTAGGAGATGACGAAGGTCACTACATGTTAATCCCAGCAGTATTTGGGGATGCGGAAAAAATTAAGATTTTAACAGAAGCAGCACAAGGATACGGAGTTACTGAGGGTGGACCAAAGTTTCTTCCAGGTCGTAGAAAAGTTTCTGATGAAGAGTATGCAGCACAAGAAGCAAGACTGCATGCTGGCTTAACACCAGATCCTTGGGATCTTGGAGAAGGTTTAGACGCCGCAAAGAGGATGGTACAAAATGGCCGCTGAGTTTATTGAAGATACAGAGACAATTGAGATAAGTGGATCTGGCGATATGTTCGCTGGTGTTCGTGGAAACGAATACGGAGATCCGTTTAGTCGTGGTTTAGATGAAGTAAAAAAGATGAGTGGGTTTAGCACCAACTTTAAAAAGAAGGTTGCTAGAACAGATTTTTCAAAGTTCCTTCGTGGAGATGGCTCACAGAGCACAGCAATTGTAGAACCATTTATGATTACTGGATATAGCATACTTGATGTTGTTATGCCTCCGTACAACCTAGACTACCTTGCAAAGATTTATGAAATTTCTTCACCACACTATGCAGCAGTCAATGCAAAGATTGCAAACATCGTAGGCTTAGGCTATGATTTTGTTGAGAGTGAAGCAACTAAAGAGCGCCTTTCAGATATAGAAGATGAAAAAGGTTTAGAGAGAGCACGTAGAAAGCTTGAAAGATTAAAGCTTCAGATGCATACTTGGCTAGAGAATACAAACGAAGAAGAAACATTTGTAGAGACTCTCGCTAGAGTCTGGAAAGACTATGAAACAACTGGAAACGGTTACCTTGAAGTAGGAAGAAAGAATACTGGAGAGATTGGCTACATTGGACATGTTCCATCAGCATCAATGCGTATTCGTAGAATGAGAGATGGATTTGTCCAGATCATTGGAAACCAAACTGTATTCTTTAGAAATTACGGAGATACTGAAACTCCAAACCCTATAACTTCAGATGTAGTGCCAAACGAAGTTATTCACTTTAAGAATTACACTCCAACAAACGGCTTCTACGGAGTGCCAGATATTATTTCCTCAAAGAATGCTATGGCAGGAAATGAATTTGCAGCAAGATTTAACCTAGACTATTTTGAGAACAAAGCCGTCCCTAGATACATTATTACAGTCAAGGGTGCAAAGTTGTCCAACGATGCAGAAAGAAAGCTCCTAGAGTTCTTCCAGACAGGTTTAAAGGGCAAGAATCACCGCTCCTTATACATACCTCTACCTTCAGATAACTCTGACTCAAAGGTTGAGTTTAAAATGGAAGCAGTTGAGGCTGGAGTTCAAGACTCCTCATTTGATAAGTATAAGTCAGCCAACAGAGATGAAATATTAATGTCTCACCGTGTCCCTATTAGCAAGATCGGAACTCCTCAAGGAGTATCCCTTGCAAATGCCAAGGATGCCGATAAGACATTTAAAGAGCAGGTATGTAGACCATCACAAAGAACTCTTGAGAAAAGACTAGGCAAGATTATTGCTGAAAAGACAGACATGTTCTTGATCAAGTTCAATGAATTAACATTGACAGATGAAGATACTCAATCCAAGATTGATGAGAGATACCTAAGAATGAAGGTCATTGTTCCGAATGAAATTCGTGCTAGAATGGGACTACAAGGTTTATCGGGTGGAGATGTACCTGTTGAATTGAACGCAAAGGCAGCCGCTGAGTTAACAACTCAAGCCACAGGCAATAGACAGCGAGATCAAGAAAGACAGGCAAATCAAGCAGACAACGATGGAAGCAGAAATGCTCAAGGCGACGGACGTCAAACTCAATAGACTGGTATTTGCGTTTTAATCTACTAAGAGATATTATAATAACACTATGGAAATAACTAAGTCTAATTGGACCACTAGCGGAAACAACATTAAGTTGAGCATTCCGTTCTCAAAGGTCGATCAAAACAAGCGAACAGTCTCTGGCTACGCAACACTAGACAATGTAGACTCACACGGAGATATTGTTTCTTCTGAAGCCTCACTCGGAGCATTCATGAGATTCCGTGGAAATGTTAGAGAAATGCATCAACCAATGGCGGTAGGTAAGGTTGTAGCATTTGAACCTAAAAGTTATTATGATCCAAAAGAAGGTAAAGTTTATAACGGTGTTTACGTAACATCGTATGTTTCAAAGGGCGCACAAGATACTTGGGAAAAAGTTCTTGATGGCACTCTTTCTGGTTTTTCAATTGGCGGATCAATTAAGAAGTCAGACAATGAATTTATTGAGGGGCAAGAAGAGCCTGTAAGAATAATTAAAGATTACGATCTAGTAGAGTTATCCCTTGTAGACAATCCAGCGAACCAGTTAGCAAATATTTTTTCTATTGAAAAAGTTAATGGTGCAATGGTTATGAAGGGAATTGCAACAGGCATCACACCAGAGAATATTTTTTGGTGCGGCCAAGATTCAATTGCAATAACATCAGAAAATGATACAGCAACATGCGACAACTGTTCATGTAATATGGAACAGATCGGATGGGTAGAGTCAACAGATGTTACTAAAGCGGATTCAATAAAGTCAATTGTTGATTCGTATATCAAAAAGAATTCTGAGATTGAAAATATCGCAGAAGAACGTCGTGAAGCTAACGACGGCGTTGATTTAAATAAAAACACAGCCAATGTAGGAGGTACAGAAGTGGCAGAAAATACAGAACTTCAGTCTGAAGTTGTAGACGCACCAGCAGCTGAAGCAGTTGTTGAAGCACCAGCAGCTGAGGAAGTAGTTGAGGCAGCAGAAGTTGCCGCAGAAGCTCCAAAGGGCGATGAAGAAGTTGTCGAAAAGGCAGCAGATATTCAAGAGATCGCCGTAGAAGAGTTAGATTTCGCAAAGAAGCTTGATGAACTCAAGTCGTTCTTCGCCGATAACTTTGCAAAGAATGCATCTGAGAATGCAACAGGTCTAGAGTCAGTACGTAACAATGTTGAGGAACTAGTTAAGGGTACAGAATCAAAGATCGAAGATCTTGCAAAGAAGTACGATGAAATTTCTGGCATCGTAAAGGGCATCACAGATGCTCTTACAACAACAGAAAAAAGAATTGATTCAGTTGAAACATCAACTGCTAT